ATGTGGGTCAATAAGTATATTGACGATTGCACTGATGAGGATTTAAACGATCGTGACTTTATTGCATCAGTTGTTGACCGGGCTATTTTTCATTTCGCGATTAATAGTATATGTAATCCTGGGGATAATAAAGATGCGACTCCCATTGAACGATGTACTTTTGATGTAGAAACTAAGAATGGCCTTCCCTCCACGGTTCAGCTATTTTATGAGGAATCTAAGGATAATGAACCTTTAGCGAATATACATTTTCAAGCAATAGGTTCTGGTTTTTTAACGTTTGTTAATGCCTGCCAGGAACATGATGACAACAGCTTAAAATTATTTGCTTCGCTGTTAATTTCAATTTCATATTCTAGTGCCTACACAGATTTAGCCGGAGCAGAAAAAGTGAATATTAATGAATATAATGAGAACTATCTGACAGCTCAGTTTGAAGAATTATCTCAACGTGATATGAAGAAGTACCTGGGAGAGATGAAGCATCTGGCGGACCGGGGGGGATGAAATTTGATGACTATCTGGATAAAATGTCACTTCTGGTGAATGAAGGAAAGCTCGAACCTGATATTTTAAGCAAAATGCGAGATGCTGCACCGAAATTAATTGACTTTGCTAAGTCGTTTGACCCAAACTCAAAGGAAAAGATTAAAATACTTACAGATACTTCTAATTTAATTTATGATTTGTTCGGGGTTAAATCGGCGAAATAATATGTGAAGTTCTTCGATGGTATGGAAGGCATTACATAAAAGAACCTAATACTTATTGGGTTCTTTTTTCTTCTATCAGTGCCATTAGCAGGAAGAGATATCACCGGAGTTTAATGTGTGATTTTTTATTTATCGTCGAACCTGGATTGTTTATCATTGTCCTTAACAAGGCTAACGGCTAATAAGATTATTTCCATCACTTCGTGAGAGCTTCATGCCTTGATTTGATCTCAATTTTCTTTTGCAATGAGACAGGCGCTTCCTGTTGTTATGGTATAGTACCCCGCTATTGAGCCTCCTGAACAGTGATGCTGAATAACATAACCCAATGATATATCGATAAAATAATCTCTACATTTGAAAATGCACGGTAATTCTGAAATGCAAAAAATCAACCAAACCAGCGCAATGCCTGAAAAAACTGACGTTCACTGGAGTGGTCGGTTTAGCGTTGCACCAATGCTCGATAGGATGTACCGTTTTTGAAAAACAATTAGTTATACACTTTGTGGGAGCCTATTGGGAACCCGGTGTTTTCATTTCAAGGTGTAATCCATGCGGGGCATCAGAATGAGATATAATGAGATTTTTAGTGTTCCGCTTGAGAGTCTATGATGCTTACCCTAGACGAGATAGGTCAATCTGTACGTAACAATATCCAGTTGATTATTGATCATGTCGGCTTACCTCTTGCTGTTGGTCCGCTCAGTGATGATGATTACAAGATTCTGTGTGGTGGCTATGGTGAGCTTGAATGGGACTATGCGTTAAGCACCTATGGCAACTCCAGAGAAAAGTATGAGTTCTGCATAAAACTTGTTCAGCAAGGTCGGGTTCAGGGAATACCATCAGGAGCAGCAATTTGTGTTTATGGGGTTGAAGAAAACATCTTTCGTATCCATATGATCGAAAGGTTTTCTAGAGAAGATGAATCTCACCCATTGAAAGGGCGCATGGTTTTACTCACTCTTATGAGTGCTTTTATATTTTGTAAAGCTGTTGAATGTAAAGTTGTCCACATTGTAGAGCCAGTACCAGAACTGGTGCAGTATTACGAGTCTTTTGGTTTCCGCATGGAACAGTGCGGTTATGTGATGTCTGCAGTCATTGATGAGCTGCAGGATATCTTTCTTAAATTTGCTCAGTAGGTATAGACGAGAAGGGTCTACAAATTGTAGGATACCCGTCCAGATTACCTTAAAGGTACATCTATGGCAGTCGTTTTGTGCTTAAACTACTAAGAAACGATGTCACCAATCGACATGATCGATTGGCATAAGTTAGCGAAACAAGCTAGCTTTAAAGAGAGGGTTAGAGACGCCTTTACTGTCTCGGGAGTTTTCTATGAAAGATCAAAAAGCAACCAAGCCACAGGTTAAGTTCGACACAATGAAAGCATTCGCAGGTATGGGTGCTGCTGTTGAAGTTCTGATGAAGGCTGCTCCTAATGCGTTCACTCACGCTACTGTCTCTGGTAAAGAGCAGCAGGGTAAGCTTCGTCGTCGCAAAGCAGCATGATCATAGCTGGTGCTTTTTGAAAACCCGCCTTTAGGCGGGTTTTTTCTTTAGTGATGTTCTTTGCCCTTCTGTTTGCCTGTTCTGACCTGTTCCCACTCGATACGTCCTTCTTCTCGTCTTTTGTCTATGTATTCCGCAAGATCCTGAATATTGATGCAACGTTTTGCTTTTTGTGATGTGCCGATGCGATATGTTGGAACGGGCAACTTACAAGCGTTTGCTTTTGCTTCTGCCGTGGCTGGACTCATGCCAAAGTACTTTTGGCTAACTGCTGAGAGTTCAATGTTAGGGGTATTGAATTCAGCCATCAGTAAAAACAAGGTGTTCATAATTTTCTCCATCAAAACCGGCTGCACCCGGGAAAATCATAATTCTGTGCTGGTGGCAGGAATTAATTTCTGCCAGATAGCGGAAACATATTTTGCCTGATGACGGGCATCGGCCAGGGCGTTGTGCCGTTCGCCATCGAAGGGCATGTCCATTTTGGGGTCGAATCCGATGGAACGCCCAAGCGTAACGATCGTGCGTACATCGTGGTCATTCCAGTATGCCCACGGGCAGATTTGTCCTGCTCGCTCATAAGCTCCATGTAAAATTACGTTGTCGAAGGTGGCCCCGTTACCCCAGACTTTTAAATATTTTGTATTGTCTGCATGCTGATTAATGAAATGGCTCAGTTCAGAGAGTGCATCGCTGATCGACAAAGTATCATCAATACAGATTGCAGCTCGTGCTTCAGGGCTCTGTTTCAACCACCACAGGATGGTATCGCCGTCAGGTGTGGCCCCTTGCTCCATAGCACTTTCCAGGCTGACAACCGTATAGAATTCTTGTCCGATGTCTCCGGTTTCTGGGGTGAAGAACACCGCGCCAATGGAAACGATTGGTGCATCCTTATTTTTCCCCATCGTCTCAAGGTCGATCATTAAGTTGTTCATTACTTCACCTCCTGCGTTTCTTTGCTGCTGTGAATTCGCCAGTTACCGACGCCTTCCCATTCAAACTGGCGGTTACTAATTCGCGTCCAGCCCCTGCCGAAAAGCAAATCCAGATACCAGTATTTTAAAGTTCTGATAATTGCTCTTACAGTTGGTTTGCATCCAGAAGTCTTTGATGCGCAAATAAAGCACCGAGTTATGCTCATAGCCTCTACAAAAGGCCAGATAAACCAAACCCAGATGCAAAGAGCCACGAACAACATGAGCGCAATGTTAGCCACTAAGCCAGACCAGTACAGATAATTGCTCACTGGTTGCCTCCTTTACGGATCTGCGCTGCGATGCGCGAAAAAAAAGACTCCCGCGTATGACTGTTAAGAGCTGGCGCGAACGCCGCGTTAAGAACGGCAGCATCACAGCCGTCATCGATATAGAGCGCAATTTTTTTCTCCAGGCGCGCTTTGGCTTCCTGCAACTGCATACCCCGGCACGCACGCGGGATATACTCAGCAATTTGAGCGATAGATTTTTCGTTCTGTTTAAACATGCTTCACCTCGATAGGCTTGATGGTGTCGATCAGTAGTCGGCGGCGCGTATTTTCTGCAAAGTGGCGGCGTCCGGTTTCTTTGTGGTAAAACTCGTTTTTGCCGACGACCCACATCCGCTCTGTCTGGTGAAGTTTTTTTACCTGCGGGCCGTCTTTGGTGATCACAATGCCGGTATGGGTTTTTACGATTGTCATGCCACCACCTCTTCGAATTTCAATTCCAATTGATCACCCCAGATTTCACATGACTCTGAACACGAGCCGGTATCGAATCGCCTGGCTTGCACCATCGCCTGATACAAATTTCTGTAGTCGCTGTCGGCATACATTCTGGCAATCCCGTCAAGGCTCAGATGACCACGGTACATAACGTCTTTATTTGTCTTTCGGTGACCATCCCGGACGTGTTTACCTGTAACCAGCTCATTAAAAACTCGCATCAGACCAGGTTCGTCTTTACATGCAAGCCCCAGCTTTTGCGTGGACTTTTTGATGCAGAAAACACAGTTCCCGAGGTGCTCCGGGATTTGCAAATCAAAAGGTTGTTTATGCCACCACCGGATAACATCCGACTTATCAAAATCAGATAGCTCGGCAAGATACCGGACGCCTGATTTCGGTTTCAGCCTACGAGGTTCGTCTGCACGAATACCCAGCCATGTGATGTAATTCCCTCGTCCGAAATGGTCATCGCAGTATTTTGTGAAGGGGGTGAGTTTTAATCTGTCAGTGCAGAACTCGCCGCCGATGTATGGCGTGCCATATTTTTTTACCATGTCCATAAACGGTTTAAGCACCGGCATTCGTGTCTGAATATCCTTTGGTTCCCATTCCGTATAACCATTTGGCTGCCCAAGCTCTGGATTTATATCGACCTGCAACACAGTTAGCGGTATGCCCCAGAACTTCACAACCTCCCGAATAAAGCGGTATGTCAGCGGATGTTCGCAACCGGTATCCATAAAGATGTAGCAGACGTTATTGCCAGCCTTTCTTTGTTCTTCCATCAGGTGAACAAGATATGCAGATGTTCTCCCGCCAGAAAAACTAACTACATGAGTTATGCACATTTGCGTAATTCCGATAACTCGTTGAAGCGTTCCATAAACATCCCGTAGGCATGGCCCGGTGCCAGTGGAATCACGTTGAACATCTCTGTTGCCGGGATGCCTTCCAGTACAGGCCAGAAAGAGCCATCATCAAGCCCGAGATCACGGCGTTCGGTTGCCAGCATGATTAGATCGGCATATTTCACGGGCGTACTCATAACCGGGGGTAACCCGTATTTCTTACGGATTACGGCGTCTATTTTTTCTTCCATCCGTTTATAGTCAGGAAGAAGGCGTTTCAGTGGCGCGGGGATGTCCTGGCAATACGCTTCTGTTGCATCATGCATTAACGCTTCAAAAGCAAATTCCTGCGGCACCAGCTGGCTGCAAAGAACCGCATGTTGGGCGACGCTGTAGAAGTGCGAAAGATGACCGGCAAAGCGACAGATATTTGAAAGGGAAACCGCGATATCGTTAATATCGATGTCGTCTTTATTTATCCTGTCATAATAAAAATGCTTCCCGGAAAAAGTTTTAATAAATGACATTTTGTTCTCCACGTATATGCGCTGCACCGCGCTGAATTCTGGTAAAAAGAATCCCTCACCATCCGGTGATTATTGAGTTAATTACGTTTCCATAAATGCCCCCGCAGGGGCATTTGCAGTAATGAAATCAGGCGGTGAAAGTACCAATAAAGGTTTCTACTTTGCTGTCTTTGAATTTCTCAACAAGCAGATCACGAAATTCGTTAGCCATTTCTTCCTGCACCGCTTCCAGCTGAATAATGCGCAGAACCAGTACAGGACGATCGCCAGTGATAATGCTGAGGCGTAATTTAAACGGACGTTCTTTCAGACCTTCAAACGGAACGCATTTAAATTCAAATGCCACTGGCATAATGTCTTTGGTCTTCGCTTCGACAGACTCCATCAGGGAGCGTTTGCCGCTGAAGTCATTGTCTTCAAAATCAGCGGTCTGGTTCGCTTCAATTGTGATTTTACGGATCGCCGCAGCCGCTTTGGTTGCCTGAATGGCGTCACCATTAGCATCAAAGCCCACAAGGTAGTCGGCCCAGTCTTCAATCCATTCTGCCAGTGACTTCTGGGAGTTACGCTCGCCATTAACAGACAACAGAGCAGAGAACGGTGCTGTCTTTTTCAGTTTGAGAGTGGCGGTGTTATCTGCGTGACCTGGTTCATCAATAGTACCCAGGTTAAGCACACTGACGGCTCGCATATTATCGGCATCGATAAAGCAGCGGGTGCCTTCATCTGCAAGATCTTTAGAATAACGGGTAAAGTCATCGATGCTGGCAGTGGAAAGTGAACCACGGAAACGGAAACGATTTAAATTAAATTTTTCCAGATCATGAATGCGGAAATTCTCAGGCAATGCCACAGCATCGGCACCAATCTTACTGATAATTTCATTAACACCCTGAGCAGAAATAAGGGCATGGATTTGATTAATTGCGGTTGCGTCTAAGTTCTGAGACATAATAAGTCCTCACTATATAAAGATATTCAGTGATGAGATAAATAATCAGTTAATTAAGAACGATATTAATGACCTGCTGCGCGGAGTTTTCCGTCAGGTTCACCGGCAAGAGTCAGTAATTGTCCCTGGTCTTCCTGCAGAATTGTCAGGCGACCACCGCGATTGACATACATCGGCGTTTCGGTGGTGTCTTCTTCGGAAATTTTCCCGCGGTTAGTCGGGCGAACATATGAGAGTTTGTGTTTGATTTTCACACGGTTCTCATCAAATGGTTCGATTTCCAGGTTGAGTGAGACCTTCCCTTTGGTTTTCGTGTTCATCACACCGGAAGCGACTTCACTGAGAACTGCGCCGATTTTGGTTTCAAATACGCCGCCGTCCAGCTCCCCGATAAATGCCTGCACATCAGTACTGCGTTCGCTAGCCATTTTGCTGCTCCTCATCATATCGACCCTGCAAGGTCGGTTGGTTTCTCCACAAAACAGAGAAGAACACCTGCGGTGGCAGCCGCCCGGATGGATTGGGTTATGAGCCCGTCGTCCGGTGATGCTCTTCTCTGTTTTGTAAAAAGGACGGTACCAGCCGGAAGCAATGGTACAAACTGGTACCGCCAGGACTACACACAGCATAAAGTTGTGGTGCCGGGTGCCTCCCGGTGCCTGGCGAAGGTTGCACACCAGACGGGTGGGTATCCACAGAAGGTCGACTGTCAGCCTCAACCTTAACCCGCGTGCGCTGAGCCGCATTCACCACAACGCTAAGGATTCTCTCTGGTTGAAAATACTTAGCTGTTATGTGCCTGTCTTTTCACCACTTCAGGCTCGGTGGTATCCTTTTAAGCCCGTATACATAAAAGGAAAATCAAATGACTTTTGATGAAAAAGAACTTGATAATGCAATTAATAAAATCATCGTAACGTCGCTCTTTTCCTGTCTCAGCGACACTCAGCAGAAACAGTTCTACGAATCGGCTTTCAACATGATCGAGCGTTGTTGTTTCTGCGATGCCGACGAGTTACCTGAAAAAATCAGGAAACAGTTGGCTGATGCTCTTCGAGTGCGACTTTCTGACCAATTTTCTGAAATGTGCTCTCCGAATTTGGACAAATAGAAAAAGGCCATTTCCATTCAGGGTCTGATGGAAATACTTCAGCCTGTTCCAAAGCACGGCGTAAAGAGAACACAACTCCAGCCATAATCTGATGTTTCCCATTGGTCCAGCTATCGCCGCTCTGATCTACAGGGGCGGCTATGTCGTATGACCAAACGACTTCACAGTTATTGTTTAAAATCTGGACTTTCATTTCATACACCTGCTTTAACATGAGTGCCTAGTGGCACAACATGACTCAACGAATCATCCTGGACTTCATATGCCCCAGGCGGCTACTTCGTGGGCGTCCTGCCTGTTCGTTGTTTTAACATCTTTAAGTTGTAATTTAGTTGTGGTTTTGAATATTGTCAACAACTTTATGTGGTTTGAACGAGTAGCCAAGGAGTGCAAGGATTATCAAAAAAAGGAGGTTGTATGGAAGACGCGCTTTACGCTTTTAATTACACACAGAACCGGGACAAGTTATTTGCTAACTTGATTAGCATCATTGATGGAATCATTGCAGATGGAGTTGTCCGTGAAGAGGAGGTTCTTTACTTAGATACATGGTTACTTGAAGCAAAGCAGATTATCAATAATGGAGTTATAAAAAGTCTATCAGCACGGGTGTCGGATATTCTTGCGGATGGAATAATCACATCAGAAGAACGTGATGACCTTAAAAATAGCCTTCTCCAAATACAGAGGGAAATTCTTGATATCCCTGAAATTGATTTTTACTCCAAGGATGTAGATGTCCATTTACTTAATGGACTATGTAAAGGATTAATTGCTGATCGGAACTTAACTCAAGAAGAAATAAGATATCTTAATTGGTGGCTTGAGCAAAATGGAGCTTTGAAGAACAACTACCCAGGAAAAAAACTTTATGCACTTGTAAAGGAAATTCTTAAAGATGGGGTTATTACTGAAGATGAGAGTTTAACTCTACATAAGGCATTAGTAGACTTCACAGGATGTGACTTGGAAAGTGGGGTGGTGGATGGTTTGGCGACCAGGCTGCCTATTGATGTAGGGGCTTCGATAGAGTTAGAGGGTAAAACCTATTGTCTTACAGGCACTTTTGTTGCAGGAAAGAGAGCCGTAGTTGAAAATTTGATTAAAAATGCTGGTGGGAACATCAGTAGTGGAATTACTCAAAAGTTGGATTTTTTAGTAATTGGGACGCTTTCCTCCCGTGATTGGAAATTCTCAAGTCACGGAAGGAAGATCGAAAAAGCTATATCTTATAGGGATGATAATGGTGCAAAACTTAAAATTATTTCTGAAGAAATGCTTTTCGATGCATTACCAAGTTCGCGATGACCAGAATACCCTACCTATAACATGAATTCTGGCTCGTCTATCTTCAAAGGTGAGTATTTCATCTGGGTACTCATCTTTGTTGAAGCTTCTAAGAATCAAGCCACCGTCAGGTAAGTTGATAAGTATTTTAACCCTTAGCAATACACCATCTCGTACGGCATAAAGATCGCCATCACGAATAGGAACGGTTTGAGAAATATCAACGGCAACAAGATCTCCATTATTGAGAACCGGTAATAAACTGTTCCCCCATATTTTTACGATCTTGGCATTAGATGCACATACGCCAGATTTTCTCAAATCTGCTCTTCTTAACGGAAACCAGTCAATAGCTGATTCAACTATTTCAGCCAGACATCCGTTACCTGCCGATAACTCGACATCTAAAACAGGAATGTTTACGAAAATATCTGGGTCTAATGCGGTGCTTTCTGCTTCTTTTACAACAAGATCAGGTATGGATGCGTTGTCTTCAATACCAAGTTGTAACCACTTTTGTGATACACCTAAAACTTTTGCAATTTCTTTAATTTTGCGCGGTTGTAGAGTTTCGCCATTCTCTATTTTGGCTACAGATTGTTGTGAAAGTCCAATTTTTTCAGCTAGTTGAGCTTGGCTCATGCCAGCTTTCTCTCTACCTATCTTTAATCGTTCTGCCAGTGTTTTCACAACATATCCCTCTCTTTTTTGATGAGGTTACAACTTTATGTTTTAGCTTTCCAACACCTAAAAGTTGTGATAAAAGTTGTTAATGTTGTATTCTTGCAACTCGTAACAACTTAACTACCTAAAAAGGAGAAAGCTATGACACCTGAGCAATTAGCCTTATCGGAGGCAATCGCTCTGGCTGGTGGTCAATCAGAATTGGCTCGGAAGCTCACAGCCAGCAGCGGTCATTTAGTAAAGCAACAACATGTCTGGAACTGGTTGAACAGAGAAAAGCGTCCCCCTGCAAAGCTCTCGATATTCATTGAAAAGACCACTGGCATATCAAAAGAAAAATTACGTCCAGATATTTTTCAAAAGATTAAAGATTCATCAGATGAAAAGTAACCACAGTTTTAAGGAGATAGCCGTGGGTAAGCATCACTGGAAAGTAGAAAAACAGCCTAAGTGGTACGTGAAAGCTGTCAGAAAAACTATCGCAGCGTTGCCGGGGGGTTACGCTGAAGCTGCTGACTGGCTGGATGTAACAGAGAACGCATTATTTAACCGCCTTCGTGCCGATGGCGATCAGATTTTCCCGCTGGGATGGGCAATGATTTTGCAACGTGCTGGTGGAACTCACTTCATTGCTGACGCTGTGGCGCAGTCTGCAAATGGCGTCTTTGTGTCTCTTCCTGACGTCGAGGATGTGGACAACGCCGATATCAACCAGCGCCTGCTGGAGGTCATTGAACAGATCGGCAGTTATTCAAAACAGATTCGTTCAGCAATTGAAGACGGTGTAGTGGAACCGCATGAGAAGACAGCAATTAACGACGAGCTGTACCTCTCAATTTCGAAGCTGCAGGAGCATGCAGCACTGGTCTACAAAATTTTTTGCATTTCAGAAAGTAATGACGCCCGCGAGTGTGCAGCTCCGGGCGCCGTGGCGTGTCGTGACTGTGGAGAAACTAACGCATGAACAGTTTAACAACACACTACCGTCGCTCGCAACTGATTGCGCTTCCGGTTCCGGGTGGAAAAGCGAAGGTGGAGTATTGCTATGCAGTGAATGTACCAGGTGACAGGGAAATTGTAACCCACAGCTTTGCAGAGTGGGCTGTGGGTGATTTCAACCGGCAGAAGGAGACAGTCCTTTGCGACAAGTTAACCGCTGGTTCAAAGATCACTACGGAGTGCCCGTCAGAGTCATTCGTTGGGAACCGGAAACACAACGGGTTATCTACCTCCGCGAAGGTTATGAGCATGAATGCTTCAGTCCGCTCGAACAGTTTCGTCGTAAATTCAGGGAAATAGAGGTCGGTCATGAGCACTAAATTAACCGGCTATGTATGGGATGGTTGCGCTGCATCAGGCATGAAGTTATCCAGCGTGGCAATTATGGCCCGCCTGGCTGATTTCAGTAATGACGAAGGTGTGTGCTGGCCATCAATTGAAACCATTGCCCGCCAGATTGGCGCGGGGATGAGTACCGTCAGAACGGCTATCGCACGGCTGGAAGCAGAAGGCTGGTTAACGCGTAAGGCGCGTCGCCAGGGTAACCGCAATGCGTCGAATGTTTATCAGCTTAACGTTGCGAAGCTTCAGGCAGCGGCATTTTCTCAACTGTCAGATTCTGACCCGTCAAAATCTGACCCGTCAAAATTTGATGCGTCGAAATCTGGCAAAAAAGCGGGTTTTCACCCGTCAGAATCTGGCGGGGATCCGTCAGTAAAATCAAAACATGATCCGTCAGATAAAAAACCTTCTCGTCCGGACGCTTCGCAACCGGACACACAGACGGATGAACAGGATTTTTTAACTCGCCATCCTGATGCGGTTGTATTCAGCCCTAAAAAGCGCCAGTGGGGAACGCAGGATGATTTGACCTGCGCACAGTGGCTCTGGAAAAAAATCATCGCCCTGTACGAGCAAGCCGCCGAATGTGACGGCGAGGTGGTTCGTCCCAAAGAACCGAACTGGACAGCCTGGGCAAACGAAATTCGCCTGATGTGTGTGCAGGATGGTCGTACTCACAAACAAATCTGCGAGATGTACAGCCGCGTCAGCCGCGATCCGTTCTGGTGCCGTAACGTGCTCAGCCCGTCGAAGCTGCGGGAAAAATGGGATGAGCTTTCCCTGCGCTTATCGCCGTCCATCAGCACATACACAGAAAAACGCGAAGACCCGTATTTCAAATCCAGTTACGACAACGTGGACTACAGCCAGATCCCGGCAGGATTCAGGGGGTGAGCATGAGTCTTTTGAATGAAGTTCAGAAATTCATTGAAGCCCATCCGGGCTGTACTTCCGGAGACATTGCGGATGCTTTTGCAGGTTACTCACGGCAGCGCGTTCTGCAGTCAGCAAGCAAGTTACGTCAGAGTGGGCGTGTGGCTCACCGTTGTGAAGGAGATACACGCAGACATTTCCCGCGCCTGACTGAGAGAGCGCAGGAGCCGGAACCACAACCAGTTCGTGAAACCAGACCTGTGCGCAATTTCTATGTCGGCACTAACGATCCCCGGGTGATTTTGTGCCTGACCCGCCAGGCGGAAGAACTGGAGTCCAGGGGCTTATACCGTCGTGCTGCAACCGTGTGGATGGCGGCATTCCGTGAAAGCCACTTCCAGCCAGAACGAAACAATTTTCTGGCGCGTCGTGAGCGGTGCTTACGGAAAAGCAGCAAGCGCGCTGCATCGGGTGAAGAGTGGTATCTGTCAGGGAATTACGTGGGGGCTTAATGAGTAATAAATATTGCCAGGCGCTGGTGGAGCTGCGGAACAAACCAGCCCATGAACTGAAGGAAGTGGGCGATCAGTGGCGCACGCCGGATAACATTTTCTGGGGAATTAACACCCTGTTTGGCCCGTTTGTTCTGGATCTGTTCACTGATGGTGATAACGCCAAATGTGCCGCTTATTACACTGCGGAAGACAACGCGCTGGCGCATGACTGGTCTGAACGTCTTGCGGAGCTTAAAGGTGCTGCCTTTGGTAATCCCCCGTACAGCCGCGCCAGTCAGCATGAAGGGCAATACATCACCGGCATGCGTTACATCATGAAGCATGCCAGTGCCATGCGTGATAAGGGCGGACGCTATGTTTTCCTGATCAAAGCTGCCACCAGCGAAGTGTGGTGGCCGGAAGATGCGGACCATATTGCTTTTATTCGCGGGCGTATTGGTTTTGAACTGCCTGCCTGGTTTATCCCGAAGGATGAGAAGCAGGTGCCGACAGGCGCTTTCTTCGCTGGTGCTATTGCTGTTTTCGACAAGACCTGGAAGGGACCGGCAATCAGCTACATCGGGCGCGATGAACTTGAGGCATGTGGTGAGGCGTTTCTGGCGCAGGTTCGCCAGCAGGCAGAAAAACTGGTCAGGGAGATGGCGGCATGACGACGTTAACTCAATGCCAGCAGCAGGTGCTGGATATGCTGATTTCTTATCAGAAAGAACGTGGCTTCCCGCCAACCAATCAGGAGGTGGCAACCATGCTGGGATACCGTTCGGTGAATGCAGCGGTGGAGCATCTTCGCGCACTGGAGAAAAAAGGCGTCATCACGATAAAGCGTGGCGTGGCCCGGGGGATAACGCTTCATACCGCGGTGAAGGACGACGACAGCGAGGCGGTCGGGATTATCCGCGCACTGCTTGCCGGTGAGGAAAACGCAAGGCTGCGTGCAACCCACTGGTTACATGAGAGGGAGCTGAAAGTATGAAGCTAATACTGCCTTTTCCGCCCAGCGTGAACACGTACTGGCGACACCCCAACAAAGGGGCGTTTGCTGGTAAGAGCCTGATAAGCGCGGCGGGGCGAAAATTCCAGAGCGCGGCGTGCGCAGCAATAGTTGAGCAGTTACGTCGTCTGCCGAAACCAACGTCGGCACCTGCTTCAGTGGAGATCGTGTTGTTTCCTCCGGATAACCGGATCCGCGATCTGGACAACTATAACAAGGCGCTGTTTGACGCCCTGACCCACGCGGGTGTGTGGGAAGACGACAGTCAGGTGAAAAGAATGCTGGTGGAGTGGGGACCGGTTATCCCGGAAGGGAAGGTCGAGATCACTATCAGTAAGTACGAGAAAACGGCGGGTGCAGCCGCCTGATTAAGAGGAGAAACGAAGTATGAATAATCTGATGGTCATTGATGGTATTGAAGTTCGTCGTGATGCTTATGGGCGTTACAGCCTGAACGATCTGCATCGCGCAGCAGTAGCATCTGGTGCAAATGCCAGAACCAAGGAGCCGGGAAAGTTTCTTTCCAGCCAACAAACTGTTGAGCTTGTTCATGAATTGACCAACACCCAGAATTTGGGTGTTGACCCGGTGAGTGTGATTCATGGGGGAAATGAACGGGGAACTTATGTCTGCAAGGAACTGGTGTATGCCTATGCAATGTGGATCAGCCCGTCATTCCATCTGAAGGTGATCCGTACTTTCGATATGGTAACCAGCGCACCGGAAAAATTATCCGGACAGGCTGCTGACAAGATGCAGGCTGGCGTGATCCTGCTGGACTTTATGCGCCGGGAGTTAAACCTGTCTAACTCTTCAGTGCTTGGTGCCTGTCAGAAACTCCAGGAGGCTGTTGGCTTACCGAATCTGGCACCGCGCTATGCCATTGATGCTCCTGCTGATGCACACGATGGCTCAAGTCGCCCGACACTGTCACTGAGTGCACTGCTGAAACAGTATGGTATACGCCTGACGGCTAATCAGGCATATCACCAGATGGTGAAACTGGGGATCGTCGAGCAGCGCGAACGATACAGCCGTACCGCGATTAACAACATCAAAAAATTCTGGTCGCTGACAGCGAAAGGTTGCATGTTCGGCAAGAACATCACCAGTCCCGCAAATCCGCGCGAGACGCAGCCGCATTTCTTCGAATCCCGATTCCCTGAGCTGTTAAAGCTGCTCGATACCGTTCATTGAGGTGACCGTGAGAGCACTACTGACCCCTGAAATTGCCCCGCGTATGGGGATCGTATTGTTCAGGCCAGGTTCAGAGCTGATGCCCCTGTTTATGCAGGGGCGTGTCCTGCTGGAGCCTGAGCCGGAGCGTTATTCATCTTTCGCCAGTGGTGCCGTTCCGGCGGCATCACAACCGCTGGCGGATGATCCTGCCGTTCGGGCCGTGTTCCGCAATGAGGCAGTGATCCGTCGTGCTGGTGGCGTGGAATGTCTTGAAAGCTGGTTACTTCGTGAAAAAGGCTGCCAGTGGCCTCATTCCGACTGGCACAGCGAGAACATGACCACAATGCGACACGCTCCGGGTGCAATCCGTCTGTGCTGGCACTGCGATAACCAGCTGCGCGATCAGTTCACGGAACGGCTGGAATCAATGGCAACGGATAACTGTGCCCGCTGGGTGTTGTCTGTTGTGCGTCGGGATCTCGGTTTTGATGACAGTCACGTTGTGACAATGCCGGAACTGTGCTGGTGGCTGGTTCGTAATGATCTGGCGGATGCCTTACCGGAAAGTGCAGCCCGTAAGGCACTGAGATTACCGAAGCCTGTTGTGCCGTCTGTCACCCGGGAAAGTGACCTTGTGCCTTCGGTTCCTGCCACCAGCATCATCCAGGATAAAGCGAAAAAGGTGCTGGCGCTGAAAGTGGAGCCGGAGTCGCCGGAGTCTTTTATGTTACGCCCCAAACGTCGCCGCTGGGTTAATGAAAAGTACACGCGCTGGGTTAAGACACAGCCGTGTGCATGTTGTGGAAAGCCTGCTGATGATCCCCACCACCTGATAGGCCACGGTCAGGGGGGAATGGGTACAAAAGCGCATGACCTCTTTGTGTTGCCTTTGTGCAGAAAGCATCACGACGAACTGCATGCGGATACCGTGGCATTTGAAGAGAAGTATGGCTCCCAGCTGGAGCTGATATTTCGTTTTATCGATCGTGCGCTGGCAATTGGCGTACTGGCGTAAGTGGAGAACGAGCATGAACCTTGAAGCCTTACCAAAATATTACTCCCCAAAATCTCCAAAATTGAGCGATGACGCACCGGCGACAGGCTCAGGTGGTTTAACGATTACGGATGTGATGGCTGCGCAGGGGATGGTGCAGTCGAAAGCACCGCTTGGGTTTGCCTTATTCCTGGCAAAAGTTGGTGTTCAGGATCCTCAGTTTGCGATTGAAGGTCTGCTCAATTACGCGATGGCACTGGATAACCCGACATTGAATAAATTGAGTGAAGAAACCCGGTTACAGATCATCCCTTACCTTGTGAATTTTGCCTTTGCTGATTATTCCAGGTCTGCGGCAAGTAAGGCTCGCTGTGAGCATTGTGCAGGTACTGGATTTCATAATGTATTGCGCGAAGTAGTGAAACACTCCAGAAGCGGTGAATCTGTTATCAAGGAGGAGTGGGTGAAGGAACTATGTCAGCATTGTCATGGTAAGGGAGAAGTCAGCACAGCGTGCAGAGGGTGTAAGGGGAAAGGTATTGTCCTGGATGAAAAAAGGACCCGGCTTCATGGCACGCCTGTTTATAAGATTTGTGGGCGTTGCAATGGAAACCGGTTTAGCCGTTTACCAACCACACTGGCGCGGCATCATGTCCAGAAGCTGGTACCGGATCTGACGGATTATCAGTGGTACAAAGGATATGCAGATGTCATTGATAAACTGGTTACAAAGTGCTGGCAGGAAGAAGCATATGCAGAGACACAATTGAGAAAAGTGACAAGATAAATGATTTTCGCCGAAGATGGCGACATGATGCTTGCATTTTTCAAAAAATATGGATAAGATTTTCCCAACGATGGGCTTTGTATGTCTACCGTTGATAAGATTTAAGAACCCGCCACTGAGCGGGTTTTTTGTACCTGTAAACTTGGTGCAGTACAGTAAACACGCTGGTGGTCGTGAATACTGACTTTTTATCTTGCTGGATTTTTAGACAAGAGTTATTGGTATGTCATGTTAACCAGAAGGGAAAAAGACATGCTAAAACAGCAAGATATGACAGAAACCGCCGCCGCAGTCCTTCATTTCTTACCTGCTGACAAGTGGGTAACGCCACGCATGATGACGAGAACTACCGGAGTAAGCGAAGCCCGGTGCCAGTTAATACTGACTCAGTTAGTTCTGGCGGGTCTGGCGAAGGATAACGGCGGATACGGGAATAAATTCAGACGCTGCCAGTAATGGCGGTTTCCTGCTGTGAAAATGGGCGGCTGGTGGGTGTTGGTAGCACCTGCCAGCCATTCGCTCATGCTTACTGGTCACAAGCGAACCACGGCCCACTGCTTTAGCGCAAAAGCAGAGTGAGCCTACCAGAGTTACGCTTACTGATCCATGAAAAATACTGTAAAAATAAACAGTGTTGATTTAATCAACGCTGATTGCCTGCATTTTATTCAGTCCCTGCCTGATGATTCCATTGACCTGATTGTTACCGATCCGCCGTACTTCAAGGTGAAACCCAACGGCTGGGACAATCAGTGGAAAGGGGACGAAGATTACCTTAAGTGGCTGGACCACTGTCTGGCCCAGTTCTGGCGGGTGTTAAAACCTGCCGGAAGCCTTTACCTGTTCTGTGGGCATCGCCTGGCATCTGATATTGAGATCATGATGCGTGAACGTTTCAACGTGCTTAACCATATCATCTGGGCGAAGCCGTCCGGACGTTGGAATGGGTGTAATAAAGAAAGTCTGCGTGCATATTTTCCTGCCACAGAGCGCGTTCTGTTTGCTGAACATTACCAGGGGCCATATCGCGGCAAAAGTGACGGCTATGCGGCAAAAGAAAGGGAACTCAAACAGCACATAATGGCACCGCTGATATCGTATTTCAGGGATGCTCGTGCCGAACTGGGTATAACGGCAAAACAAATTGCCGAAGCCACAGGTAAGAAAAATATGGTTTCCCACTGGTTTGGTGCCAGTCAGTGGCAGTTGCCGAATGAGGCTGACTATCGGAAGTTACAGGCACTGTTTTCCCGTATAGCGGCAGAGAAGTTTCAGGAACAACAACTGGAACAACCACACCACCAGCTGGTGGCATCTTATGATTCACTGAATCGCAAATATTCTGAATTGCTGGATGAGTTTAAATCTCTCCGGCGCTATTTCTCCGTATCAGTCTCCGTGCCTTATACCGATGTCTGGACGCATAAGCCCGTTCAGTTCTACCCGGGTAAACATCCGTGCGAGAAACCGGCGGATATGCTCCGGCAAATAATCAATGCCAGTAGTCGACCAGGTGATCTGGTTGCTGATTTCTTTATGGGATCCGGTTCCACAATAAAAGCAGCAATGGCGCTGGGGCGTCGGGCGTTAGGTGTTGAGCTTGAGTCAGAGCGGTTTAATCAGACGGTGAAAGAGGTAAGTGAACTGGTGGGGAAATAATTCTGGTGGCCACGTTGCGTGGCCTTTTTATTTCCAACACAGCACCCGCAAATATCGCGAGGTGAGAGATGACGAAATGCCTCATAACCCAAATACCTGGCCGGACTGGCTGGAGTTGTTTCAGAGCTGGTGGCGTGGAGACACACCGCTGGGTGCAGTGATTATGTCGATCGTTATGGCTGGTTTGCGCATCGCCTATTTTGGCGGTGGTGGTGGCTGGAAGCGAAAAACGCTCGAGATTTTGCTATGTGGCGCTCTGACGCTGACCTTTGCATCCGCTCTTGAATATGTCGGATGGCCTAAATCGCTTTCTGTTGCCATTGGTGGTGGCGTGGGGCTGATCGGTGTCGATGCTATTCGTGGGGCTGCAATGCGAGTAATCGGTAACAAATTTGGTAGCTCGAAGGAGTAATTTATGCAGGCACTAAATTCCCAGCGTAAAGCTTTCCTGGATATGGTGGCATGGTCAGAAGGAACGGATAACGGGCGACAACCGACACGTAACCACGGTTATGATGTTATTGTTGGTGGCGAACTGTTCACTGATTACTCCGATCACCCTCGCAAACTTGTCACGCTAAACCCCAAACTCAAATCAACAGCTGCCGGACGTTACCAGCTTCTTTCACGCTGGTGGGATGCTTACCGTAAACAGCTTGGCCTGAAAGATTTTTCTCCAGAAAGCCAGGACGCTGTAGCTCTGCAGCAGATTAAAGAGCGTGGTGCTTTACCGATGATTGACCGCGGCAGTATTCGTCAGGCAATCGACCGTTGCAGCAATATCTGGGCGTCGTTACCTGGTGCAGGTTACGGTCAGTATGAACATAAAATCGGTGACCTGATTGCCCGATTTAAAAAAGCTGGTGGGGTAGTAAATGAAGCTGAGATATAAGCTGGTTATTGTTGCCTTCGTTGTTAGCGTCATTGGTTCCTTCATCTGGTCTGCTGGACATTACTACAGCAAATATCAGCACGAAAAGGAGCGTGCTGATGAGGCTGTACGAAATGCTGAATCAGCAACTGCCATTACCCGTAACGTTCTGCAATCACTGCAAATCATCAATACAGTTATAGAGGCTAACCAGCATGCAAAACAGCAGATCGCACTGGAGTCACAGAGAACCCAGGAAGATATCAAAGTGGCTGTTGCGGATGATGATTGTGCTTCACGTCATGTGCCTGCTGCCGCTGCTGACCGGTTGCGGAAGTACGCGAACAGTTTACGTACCGATTCCGGCGGTACCGTTGCCAGCAAGCCTGACTACTGAAACTCCCCAGCCAGTCATTCCCGAGCCGCTGACCTATGGGGCCAGTCTGGATCTGAATGTGAGCCTGCTTTCGGCGTTGGGACAATGCAATATTGACAAAGCGGGGATTCGAAGTATCGAGATGCGCCGTAACGCTTTGCTGGCAGCAGGCAAATAGTCCGGACAAAGAACAGGAATATATTTATGCCCCCTCGAACTCCAAAAGCCTGCCGCGTTCGCGGCTGCCGTAATACCACGACAGACCCGTCAGGCTACTGCGAAAGCCACAAAAGCGAAGGCTGGAAGCAATACAAGTCAGGACAATCCCGTCATCAGCGCGGTTATGGTTCTAAGTGGGATGTTATCCGTGTGCGTGTGCTGCAACGTGACAAAGGCCTGTGTCAGTTGTGTTTGCGTGCTGGTGTGGTGCGCGAGGCGAAAACCGTTGACCACATCATCCCTAAAGCGCATGGCGGCACTGATGCCGACAGTAATCTGCAGAGTCTGTGCTGGCCCTGCCATAAGGCGAAGACGGCCCGTGAACGGTTAAAGTGATAATAATTCTCAACTGTCTGTGAGGGAGGGGCGGGTCAAATCCCTGTGACCTGACGTCTTCCGGACTGCCCGCCCCATCGTTTTTTTATACCCGCGAAAAATGAAATTTAACCTGGAGTGCCGCATATGGCTGGAACGGCGGGGCGTTCCGGGCGTCGCCCCAAGCCAACGGCGCGCAAGGCGCTGGCCGGAAACCCCGGCAAGCGAGCCCTGAATAAAGATGAACCTGTTTTTACGCCCATCAAAGGTGTTGAGCCACCGGAGTGGTTCGCTGAAGAAGATCTCCCTCTCGCCACGATCATGTGGCAACTGACAACCAAAGAACTCTGCGGTCAGGGCCTGCTGTGCGTGACTGACCTGGCGGTACTTGAGCGGTGGTGTGTGGCCTATGAGTTCTGGCGACGTGCCGTGAAAAATATTGCCAGACAGGGTAACACCATCACCGGTGCAATGGGTGGCATGGTCAAAAATCCGGAGCTGACCGCCAAAAAAGAACAGGAGTCCGAGATGAGCAGCACGGGGGCAATGCTCGGACTCGACCCCAGCAGCCGCCAGCGTCTGATTGGCCTGGCGGGGAAGAAGAAAGCCACTAACCCGTTTCTGACAATCTGAAAATCATCGAATCATGAGCCGGAAATCTTACCCCAACGTAAATGCTGCCAATCAGTATGCCCGGGATGTCGTGCGCGGAAAGATTGTGGCCTGCCAGTTTGTGATTCAGGCCTGCCAGCGCCATCTTGATGACCTGATGGCGGAAAAAAGTAAGTCGTTTCGTTACCGCTTCGACAAGGACCTGGCTGAACGGGCCGCCAAATTTATTCAGCTGTTGCCGCACACCAAGGGTGAGTGGGCATTTAAGAGGATGCCCATCACGCTGGAGCCGTGGCAGCTCTTTGTGATCTGCTGCGCGTTTGGCTGGGTCAATAAAGGCTCCCGGCTGCGCCGCTTCCGTGAGGTGTATACCGAAATCCCCCGTAAGAACGGCAAATCGGCAATCTCTGCCGGTGTCGCCCTGTATTGTTTTGCCTGTGATAACGAGTTTGGCGCGGAAGTGTATTCTGGTGCTACGACAGAGAAACAGGCGTGGGAAGTCTTTCGCCCGGCGCGACTGATGTGTAAACGCACACCCATGCTGACGGAAGCGTTCGGGATTGAGGTTAACGCCTCAAACATGAACCGTCCGGAGGATGGCGCGCGGTTTGAACCGCTGATCGGTAACCCCGGTGATGGATCATCACCCCACTGTGCGGTGGTGGATGAATATCACGAGCACGCCACCGATGCGCTTTACACCACGATGCTTACCGGGATGGGGGCGCGACGTCAGCCACTGATGTGGGCCATTACTACTGCCGGGTACAACATTGAGGGGCCGTGCTACGACAAGCGGCGGGAAGTTATCGAGATGCTCAACGGGTCGGTACCCAACGATGAACTGTTCGGGATCATCTATACCGTTGATGAAGGTGACGACTGGACCGACCCGCAGGTGCTGGAAAAAGCCAATCCAAATATTGGCGTGTCGGTTTATCGCGAATTTTTGTTAAGTCAGCAGCAGCGTGCGAAAAATAACGCCCGTCTGGCAAACGTCTTTAAAACAAAACACCTCAATATCTGGGTGTCGGCGCGTTCGGCGTATTTCAATCTGGTGAGCTGGCAGAGCTGCGAGGATAAATCACTGACCCTTGAGCAGTTCGAGGGGCAGCCGTGCATTCTGGCCTTTGACCTGGCGCGTAAGCTGGATATGAACAGCATGGCGCGACTTTATACCCGCGAGATTGACGGTAAAACGCATTACTACAGTGTGGCCCCGCGTTTCTGGGTACCGTATGACACGGTGTACAGCGTCGAGAAAAATGAAGATCGACGGACAGCCGAACGCTTTCAGAAATGGGTGGAAATGGGCGTTCTGACCGTTACCGATGGTGCGGAGGTGGATTATCGCTACATCCTCGAGGAGGCCAAAGCGGCGAACAAAATCAGCCCGGTCAGTGAGTCACCCATCGACCCCTTCGGGGCGACTGGGTTGTCACATGACCTTGCTGATGAAGACCTGAACCCCATCACTATCATTCAGAACTACACCAACATGTCCGACCCGATGAAAGAGCTGGAAGCGGCAATTGAATCGGGGCGCTTTCATCATGATGGCAATCCCATCATGACCTGGTGTATCGGTAACGTGGTCGGCAAAACCATTCCGGGTAACGATGATGTGGTGAAGCCCGTCAAAGAGCAGGCGGAAAACAAAATCGATGGTGCAGTTGCGCTGATTATGGCGGTTGGCAGAGCCATGCTGTACGAGAAAGAAGACACGCTGTCTGACCACATTGAGTCCTATGGGATCCGCTCGCTTTAACTGAGGTAATTATGATCATGCTGATTCTCGCGCCTCTGGTGGGCGTGCTGGGGGCGCTTTTGCTGGCGTATGGTGCCTGGCTGATTTATCCCCCGGCGGGGTTTGTTGTTGCCGGGGCGTTGTGCCTGTTCTGGTCGTGGCTGGTGGCGCGATATCTCGACCGTACACAGTCGTCTGTCGGCGGAGGTAAATAGTGTTCTTTTCGGGATTATTTCAACGAAAAAGTGACGCACCGGTGACCACGCCAGCAGAGCTGGCGGATGCTATCGGGTTGTCCTACGACACCTATACCGGAAAGCAGATCAGCAGCCAGCGGGCCATGCGACTGACGGCGGTTTTTTCCTGTGTCAGGGTGCTGGCGGAGTCGGTCGGGATGTTGCCCTGCAACCTGTATCACCTGAACGGCAGCCTGAAGCAGAGAGCCACCGGCGAACGTCTGCATAAGCTGCTCTCCACGCATCCCAATGGCTATATGACGCCGCAGGAGTTCTGGGAGCTGGTGGTCACCTGTCTGTGCCTGAGGGGAAACTTTTACGCCTACAAAGTGAAAGCATTTGGCGAAGTGGCTGAACTGCTGCCCGTCGATCCCGGCTGTGTGGTACCGAAGCTTAACAGTAGCTGGGAGCCGGTCTATCAGGTCACATTCCCGGACGGCTCAACGGATGTGCTGACCCAGGAGGATATCTGGCATGTGCGCACGCTGACGCTGGACGGTCTGGTGGGACTGAATCCCATCGCCTATGCCCGCGAGGCAATATCGCTGGCAGCAGCGACTGAAGAGCACGGTGCCAGACTGTTCAGCAATGGCGCGGTGACGTCCGGTGTGTTGCGTACAGAACAGACGCTGTCGGATCAGGCTTATGAGCGCCTGAAGAAAGATTTTGAGGAGCGTCACACCGGGCTTGGCAATGCTCACCGCCCGATGATCCTTGAGATGGGGCTGGACTGGAAGTCGATGGCATTGAACGCCGAGGACAGCCAGTTCCTGGAAACCCGCAAGTTTCAGCTTGAAGAAATCTGTCGTCTGTTCCGTGTGCCCTTGCACATGGTGCAGAACACCGATCGCGCCACCTTCAACAATATCGAAGAGTTGGGGCTGGGATTTATCAACTATTCACTGGTGCCGTATCTGACCCGTATTGAGCAGCGGATCAACACCGGACTGGTACGAAAAAGTAAGCAGGGCGTTTATTACGCCAAATTTAACGCCGGGGCGTTACTGCGCGGGGATATGAAGTCCCGTTTTGAAGCCTACGCCACCGGGATCAACTGGGGAATTTACTCTCCCAATGACTGCCGCGACCTGGAAGATATGAATCCGCGTCCCGGTGGTGATGTCTATCTCACACCGATGAACATGACCACGAAACCCTCCGATGGCAGTAAAGCCGGTAAGCAGAAGGATAACGCCAATGCAGACGAAACAACGTCTTGATGTACCGCTGAGTCTGAAATCTGTCAGTGACTCCGGTGAGTTTGAAGGGTATGGCTCCGTCTTTGGTGTAAAGGACAGCCACGATGATGTGGTGATGTCCGGGGCATTTGCTGCTTCCCTACGGGCGTGGAGTGACAGAAAAGCGTTACCTGCGCTGCTCTGGCAGCACCGCATGGATGAACCCATCGGTGTTTACACCGAAATGAAGGAAGACGATGTCGGGCTTTACGTCAGGGGACGGTTGCTTATTGATGATGATCCCCTCGCAAAACGCGCACATGCACACATGAAGGCCGGTTCGTTAACCGGCCTTTCCATTGGGTACGTCCTGAAAGACTGGGAATACGACCGGAGCAAAGAAGCCTTTCTGCTGAAAGAAATCGACCTCTGGGAAGTCAGCCTGGTGACGTTCCCGTCTAACGACGAGGCGCGGATCAGCGACGTCAAGAACGCACTGGCCCGCGGGGAAATCCCCGAACAGAAAAAAATCGAAAGAGTCCTGCGTGATGTCGGACTCTCCCGTACCCAGGCCAAAGCATTCATGGCCGGGGGCTATGGCGCACTGTCCCTGCGCGACGCTGAGGATGTGGGCTCTGCACTGAATGCACTGAAAAATCTGAACTTCTAATCAGGAGAAATACGATGGCGGTTGATATTAAAGATGTCGAACAGGTCGCGCAGGAGCTGCAGCAGAAGTTTGACGACTTCAAAGCAAAGAACGACAAGCGCGTGGATGCGATTGAGCAGGAAAAAGGCAAGCTTGCCGGGCAGGTGGAAACCCTGAACGGGAAACTCAGCGAGCTGGAAAATCTCAAAAGCGACCTTGAAAAAGAGCTGCTTGAGCTGAAACGTCCGGCAGGTGGTGCGCAAAATAAACTGGCCACCGAGCATAAAGAGGCGTTTGTGGGCTTCCTGCGTAAAGGCCGTGAAGACGGTCTGCGCGATCTGGAGCGTAAGGCATTGCAGGTGGGTACCGATGAAGACGGTGGCTACGCCGTGCCGGAAGAACTGGATCGCAACATTCTTAACCTGCTGAAAGATGAAGTGGTGATGCGTCAGGAAGCCACGGTGATCACCGTTGGCGGTTCCGACTACAAAAAACTGGTGAATCTGGGCGGTACGGCTTCCGGATGGGTGGGGGAAACGGATACGCGATCCCAGACTGCCACCTCCAGACTGGAGCTGATTGAACCTCTCATGGGGGAAATTTACGGCAACCCGCAGGCTACCCAGAAAATGCTGGACGATGCCTTCTTCAACGTGGAGGCCTGGATCAACAGCGAGCTGGCAACCGAATTTGCCGAACAGGAAGAAATTGCCTTTACCTCAGGCGATGGCACCAAGAAGCCGAAAGGGTTCCTGGCGTATGAATCCACTGATGAAACCGACAAGGTCCGGGCGTTCGGCAAACTTCAGCATATTGTATCCGGCGAAGCGACCGCGGTGACCGCAGACGCCATTATCAAACTGATTTACACGCTGCGTAAGGCACACCGCACTGGCGCGAAGTTCATGATGAACAACAACAGCCTGTTTGCCATCCGTCTGCTGAAAGACACCGAGGGTAACTATCTGTGGCGTCCTGGGCTGGAACTGGGGCAGCCATCCTCTCTGGCGGGTTACGGTATCGCTGAAAACGAGCAGATGCCGGATATTGCCGCGGATGCGAAAGCCATTGCATTTGGTAACTTCAAACGGGGTTACACCATCGTTGACCGTATCGGTACCCGCATTCTTCGCGATCCGTACACCAATAAACCGTTTGTCGGTTTTTATACCACCAAGCGCACCGGCGGGATGCTGGTCGATTCGCAGGCCATCAAACTGCTGAAGATTGCAGCGGCGTAATCACTCAGGGGCGCGGAACCGCGCCCCCTGTTCTGACGGGTGAAGAATCATGATCCTGAAACAAGATCTGAAATGGTCACCGGACGGTATGCGTGTTGAGGTCATTCGGGCCGGTGAGTATGACGACGGGGCGCTTCCTGCCCGGGTGCAGGAGATTGCACTTCAGGCCGGGTTAGCAGAGCGCGGAACCAGTGCAAAAAGCAGTAAAGCGACAAAAGAGAAAAAAGCCACGACCAGTAAAGAGGGCTGAGTATGCTTCTGACAATGGAAGAGATTAAAGCCCAACTCCGGCTGGATGAGGATTTCGATGCTGATGACCGCCATCTGCAACTGCTGGCCTGTGCGGCACAAAAGCGGACGGAAACGTATCTGAACCGGAAGCTCTATGCACCGGATGAAACCATTCCGGACAGCGATCCGGACGGGCTGCACCTGCCGGATGATATTCGTCTGGGGATGCTGATGCTTATCAGCCATTTTTACGAAAACCGCTCGTCGGTTACGGAAGTGGAGAAACTCGACATGCCGCAGAGTTTTGGCTGGCTTGTCGGCCCGTACAGGTACTTTCCGCAATGAAAATTAGTCAGGCGCAGACCAGCGCAACCTACATTCTACCGGACCCCGGTGAACTGAATAAACGCGTCCTGATCCGCCAGCGGGTGGATATGCCCGCGGATAACTTTGGCGTGGAGCCTCAATACCCGGTTACGTTCCGGACATGGGCGAAGGTTATCCAGACCAGTGCCACCACCTGGCAGGAAACCGCGCAGACCGGGGACGCCATCACCCATTACATCACCATTCGCTACCGCCGGGGGATCACTGCTGATTATGAGGTGGTCTGTGATGACAGTGTGTACCGGGTGAAACGTCAGCGTGATCTGAACGGGGCGCGGCGCTTTCTGCTGCTGGAGTGTACGGAGCTGGGCGAATGTAGGCAGAGTCACGGAGGCAGCAATGGCGACTCCCTTTTTTCACGTTGATGTTCAGCAGCCCGCCGAGATGCGCTTTAACCGCGCTCGTGTCCGGCGGGCGTTTGTCACGATTGGGCAGCGTCATATGCGTGATGCCCGTCGGCTGGTGATGCGCCGTGCGCGGTCGGCACCGGGTGAAAACCCCGGTTATCAGACCGGACGCCTGGCTCGTTCGATTGGTTATATGGTGCCGAGAGCCAGTAAAAAGCGAGCCGGTTTTATGACACGCATTGCCCCTAACCAGCGCAACGGGAAGGGGAACCGGATGATCTCTGGTGACTTCTATCCGGCGTTTCTGTTTTTTGGTGTCCGGGGAGGAGCAAAACGTCGTCGTAGTCATCATCGTGGTGCATCCGGTGGCAGCGGCTGGCGACTGGCTCCACGTAATAACTTCATGGTGGAAACGCTTGAAAAGAACCGCAGCTGGACACGCTATTTTCTGGCGCGGGAATTGCGTAAATCACTGAAGCCGGAGCGACGACACAGATGAAACTGACGCCTGTTATTGCTGCACTGCGTGCCCGCTGTCCGTATTTTGAAAACCGGGTTGCAGGCGCGGCCCAGTTCAAAAATCTGCCGGAGGTCGGAAAGCTGAAACTCCCGGCGGCATATGTTGTACCGGGTGATGATTCTCCGGGAGAAAACAAAAGCCAGACCGACTACTGGCAGGAGCTGAAAGAGGGTTTCTCCGTGGTTGTCATACTGAGTAACGGGCGTGATGAGCGCGGTCAGTTTGCCTCGTATGATGTGGTGGACGATGTCCGGCAGATGCTCTTTAAGGCCCTGCTGGGCTGGAACCCGGAAGCGTGCGGTAACCCGATTACCTATGACGGCGGCACGCTGCTGGATCTGAATCGTCATGAGCTGATTTATCAGTTCGATTTTTCGGTCATCAGCGAGCTGACTGAAGACGATACCCGCCAGCAGGATGATCTGAACAGTCTGGATGAACTGCAAACGCTGGCGATTGATGTCGATTATCTCGATCCCGGTAACGGGCCTGACGGCGATATCGAACATCACACCGAAATAACCCTTCCTTCCTGAGGATCCTCATGTTTGTCAAACCTGTTAAAGGGCGGTCAGTGCCTGACCCTGCCCGCGACGACCTTTTGCCCGCCGAAGGGCGAAATGTTGACGAGAACAACTACTGGCTGCGCCGTGAAGCAGCGGGTGATATCCGGCGCGTGAATAAAAAGGTGAATACCGATGACGACAAGCTTTAACACCATTCCGTCGAATACGCTGGTTCCGTTGTTTTATGCGGAAATGGATAACCAGGCGGCGAATACTGCACAGGACAGCGGAGCATCGCTGCTGATTGGTCATGCCAATAACGGTGCAGAGATTGTTGCCAACAGTCTGGTGCTGATGCCGTCGGCAGACTATGCACGCCAGATTTGTGGTGCGGGAAGTCAGCTGGCGCGTATGGTCGAGGCTTATCGCCAGACTGACCCGTTTGGCGAGCTGTATGTGATTGCCGTTCCGGAAGCCACAGGCGCGGCGGCAACGGTTACGCTGACGGTGACCGGGGAGGCAACCGAAACCGGCACGGTGAATGTGTATGTGGGACGTACCCGCGTGCAGGCACCGGTGACCAACGGCGATAACGTCGCGACGATTGCCAGCAGTATCCAGGATGCCATCAATGCCGTTCCGGCCCTGCCGTTTACGGCCTCATCTTCGGCAGGCGTGGTCACGCTGACCGCGCGTCATAAGGGGCTTTGCGGAAATGAAATTCCTGTCAGCCTCAATTACTACGGCTTCGGTGGGGGCGAAGTGCTGCCAGCGGGCGTACAGATTGCTGTGGCGACGGGGACCGCCGGAACGGGCGCTCCGGTTCTCACCGGCGCGGTGGCTGCAATGGCGGATGAGCCGTTTGATTATATCGGTCTGCCGTTCAACGACACGGCCTCCGTTAACACGCTGGTGACCGAGATGAACGATACCAGCGGTCGCTGGAGCTATGCGCGTCAGCTGTATGGTCATGTGTATACGGCAAAGATCGGCACGCTGTCAGAACTGGTGACCGCAGGTGACCAGTTTAACCAGCAGCACATTACCCTGGCAGGGTACGAAAAAGAGACCCAGACGCCTGCCGACGAGCTGGCGGCAAGCCGTACCGCCCGCGCAGCGGTGTTTATCCGCAACGATCCGGCACGTCCCACGCAGACCGGTGAGCTGGTGGGTATGCTGCCTGCGCCGAAGGGGAAACGGTTCACGATGACCGAACAACAGACCCTGCTGTCTCATGGCGTGGCAACGGCGTATGTCGAAAGCGGGGTGCTGCGCATTCAGCGTGATGTCACCACGTACAGGAAAAACGCTTACGGGGTTGCGGATAACAGCTACCTCGACAGCGAGACGCTGCATACCAGTGCCTATGTACTGCGCAAACTGAAATCCGTCATTACTAGTAAGTACGGGCGTCACAAGCTTGCCAGTGACGGTACCCGCTTTGGTCCCGGTCAGGCGATTGTCACCCCGGCGGTGATCAAAGGGGAACTGCTGGCAACCTACCGTCAGCTTGAGCGTGCGGGGATCGTGGAAAACTACGAACTGTTTAAGCAGTACCTGGTTGTGGAGCGTGATGCCAGCGATCCGAACCGCCTGAACACGCTGTTCCCGCCTGACTATGTTAACCAGTTGCGTGTCTTTGCCGTGGTTAACCAGTTCCGTCTTCAGTATTCAGAGGAGTCTGCATAATGGCCCGTATCGGGGGAACCTGTTATTTCAAAATTGACGGTCAGCAGCTATCGCTGACCGGCGGCATTGAGGTGCCCATGAACAGGACGGTCAATGATGACATCATCGGCCTGGACGGTTCAGTGGACCGCAAGGAAACTCACCGTGCGCCTTATGTCAAAGGGACCTTCAAGGTGCCGAAGAATTTTCCGGTGAGCAAAATCACCTCGTCTGATGAGATGACCATCACTGCCGAGCTGGCGAACGGTCAGGTCTATGTATTGTCGTCCGCCTGGCTGCACGGCGAAGCGAACCATAATGCCGAAGAAGGCACGGTTGATCTTGAGTTCCACGGTGAAGAAGGGGATTACCAGTAATGAAAGAGCTTGAGTTAAAGAAACCGATTACTGCTCATGGCGAGACACTCTCCGTACTGGAGTTTGATGAACCCACCGGGAAGGATGTCCGCGAGCTGGGGTATCCCTACCAGATGAATCAGGATGAGTCAGTCAGACTTCTGGCGCATGTGGTGTCGAAATACATTGTGCGGCTGGCGAAAGTGCCGCAAAGCTCTGTCGACCAGATGTCTCCGGCAGACCTGAATGCAGCGGCGTGGCTTGTGGCCGGTTTTTTCCTCCAGGCCTGACGGCTGAATACCTCACTGATCGCTTCTTTGACTGCGCCAGCTACTGGCGCATTAATCCTTTCGAATTGCTGAATATGCCGATCAGTGAAATTCCCTTGCTGGTCAGTCAGGCAAACAGGATAGAGCAGGAGAAACGCACACATGGCGGAATTTGAGCTTAAGGCGTTGATCACCGGTGTCGACAGGCTTTCTCCCGCGCTGTCGAAAATGCAAAAGAAAATCCGGGGATTTAAACGCCAGGCGGAAGAAGCGTCACAGGGTGGGCTGGCGCTTGGTGGCGGACTGGCAGCGGGTCTGACGCTTTCCCTGAAATCTTATGCCGATCAGGAAAACGCCGCCACCGGGCTGAAAGTCGCCATGATGGATGCGAACGGCGAGGTTGGAAAGAGCTTTCAGGACATCAATAAACTGGCTATTGGCCTGGGTAACCAGCTACCCGGTACAACGGCTGATTTCCAGAACATGATGCAGATGCTGGTGCGTCAGGGGATCCCGGCAGAAAACATTCTTGGCGGTGTGGGTAAAGCGACAGCTTATCTTGCGGTACAACTGAAAAAAACACCGGAAGCGGCTGCTGAGTTTGCTGCAAAGATGCAGGATGCTACCGGAACGGCGTCAGAAGACATGATGGGGCTGTTCGACACTATCCAGAAGGCGTTTTATCTGGGTGTTGATGATACCAACATGTTGTCCTTCTTCACTAAAACCAGCTCTGTTCTGAAGATGGTGAACAAGGACGGTCTTCAGGCTGCACAGAGCCTTGCCCCCATCAGCGTCATGATGGATCAGATGGGGATGAACGGGGAGTCGGCAGGTAACGCCCTGCGAAAAGTTATTCAGTCCGGATTAAGCGTTAAGAAAATCAGGGACGTCAATAAAATCATGGCCCGCCAGAAACTCGGGGTACAGCTCGATTTTACTGACGGCAAAGGAAGTTTTGGCGGTCTTGATAACATGTTCAGGCAACTGGCAAAGCTGCGAAAACTGACCGACGTTAAGCGAACAGGTGTACTTAAGGCAATATTTGGTGATGATGCCGAAACCCTTCAGGTGGTCAATGCACTAATCGATAAAGGAAAGGATGGCTACGATCAGATCCAGCAGAAGATGAATAAACAGGCCAGCCTGAATAAACGTGTTCAGGCCCAGCTTGGTACGCTGTCCAACCTGTGGGAGGCAATGACGGGGACCGCAACTAACGGCCTTGCGGCTATTGGCGGAGCATTTTCTGGTGACGCCAAAAATATCACGCAATGGCTGGGGGAGTTAGGGGAAAAATTCACGAAGTTTGCGGATGAAAATCCCCGGGTTATTCGCGGCGTCGTCGGGCTTGCTGCCGGTCTTGCGATTCTGAAACTGGGATTGATGGGCGTTGGCGGTGCCATCAGTATTGTCAGCAGGATCATGTCGATGACGCCGATTGGAATGATTGCGACGGCGATAGCCCTGGCTGCGGGATTAATTATCACTAACTGGGATGTTGTCGGACCTTATTTCAAGAAGCTCTGGGAAACCATTGGTCCTTATTTTGAGGCTGGCTGGGAACTTCTGAAGAAGGTTTTTGCCTGGTCGCCGCTGGGGATGGTAATCAATAACTGGGGACCGGTTGTTAAGTGGTTTCAGGATATGTGGGACAAACTGAAGCCAATTATTGAGTGGTTTACCGACAGTTCCGGTGACACGGTCGATGCCATTAACTCTGCGCAGTGGGGCGCGGGTGCTTATGATGCTTATGGGACGGGAATACCGGCACGGGGATACACACCTTATCAGGCGGTAGATCCGGCTCAGTCAAACAACGCCTCCGGTGCCACAGGCCCGAATCCCTTCATGATTAACAAAGCTTCTGCGCCAAAAGTTGATGGTGAGATCAAGGTCTCTTTTGTGAATTCGCCTCCGGGTATGCGGGTTATGGAAACGCGATCCAGCGGTTTTGATGTCAGCCATGATGTTGGCTATACGCGCTTTGGCAGGTAATGAAAAATTAATCTGTTAATGAGTCCCACTCCGGTGGGATTTTTTATGTACGGAGTTTATATGACGTGGAAAGACAGACTTCAGGACGCGTCATTTCGCGGTGTGCCGTTTAAGGTTGAAGAAGAAAGTGCGGGAACCGGTCGTCGTGTGGAAACGCACGAATACCCGAACCGCGACAAACCCTATACCGAAGACCTGGGGAAAATCACTTTCCGCCCGTCCATCACAGCTTATGTGGTGGGAGATGACTGCTTTGACCAGCGCGATCGCCTGATTGACGCGCTGAATAAACCCGGTCCCGGCACGCTTGTCCATCCGACTTACGGTGAGCTGAAAGTCTGTGTTGACGGGGAAGTTCGGGTCAGCACATCGAAGAGTGAAGGGCGTATTGTCCGCTTTGACCTGAAGTTTGTCGAAGCGGGAGAACTCTCTTACCCCACTTCAGGTGCGGCGACGGCGCAGACGCTGATGTCATCCTGTTCTGCACTGGATGACTGCATCAGTGACAGCTTCAGTGGTTTCAGTATCGATGGCGTGGCAGATTTTGTGCAGAACGACGTCGTCGGTAATGCCAGCACAATGCTTGGGTATGTTTCTGATGCGATGAAAGTGGTGGATTCTGCCGTATCGGATGCCGCCAGGCTGTTGCAGGGGGATATCTCGGTACTTCTGCCGCCACCATCGTCAGGCAAAAATTTCGTTGAGCAGGTGCAGAAAATGTGGCGTACCGGGAAACGCCTTTATGGTAACGCCAGCGACCTGGTCACCATGATCAAAACGCTTTCCGGTGTCAGCCTCGGCAGCGATCTGCAACCGCGCGGCGTCTGGAAAACGGACAGTAAAACTACCGCCACGGCGACGCAGCAGCGTAACGTGGTTGCCAGCACCCTTCGTACGACCGCAATCAGCGAAGCGGCGTATGCCGTCACACGATTGCCTGCGCCCACAACTTCCGCGGTGATGCAGAATGCCACAGTAGGGCAGTCAACAACACCCGCGCAGAGCACCGGCTGGCCTTCTGTCACGCATCCGGCACTGAACAATGCACCGGCGGTGAAAAACACGGTTGACCTGCCAACGTGGGAAGAACTGACCGACATTCGCGACACACTGAATACGGCAATTGATAAGGAGTTGTCCCGTACAACCAGTGATGCGCTGTTTCTGGCGCTGCGCCGGGTGAAAGCAGATCTGAATGCGGATATCAACACGCGCCTTGAACAGTCTGCACGGATCATTCAGCGCACGCCGGATGAGGTTTTACCCGCGCTGGTGCTGGCGGCGACCTGGTTTGATAACGCGGCGCGTGACGCGGACATTATCCGGCGTAATGCCATTACGCATCCCGGCTTTGTGCCGGTGATCCCTCTGAAGGTGCCAGTGCAATGAACGACAATGTCACGCTACGGGTAAATGGCCGGGAGTGGAATGGCTGGACATCGGTGCGCATCGGTGCCGGTATTGAACGGCTGGCGCGGGATTTCAGCGTGGAGATCACCCGCCAGTGGCCGGGAGATGAGGGTATCACCACGCTTCAGCCGCGCATTAAAAATGGTTCAAAAGTGGAAGTGCTGATTGGTGATGAGCTGGTGATCACCGGCTGGGTGGAGGCGACTCCCGTTCGTTACGATGCCCGTTCGGTCAGCACCGGTATTGCCGGACGTAGTCTGACGGCAGACCTGATTGACTGTGCAGCCGAACCGACACAGTTTAACGGACGCTCGCTGGTGCAGATTGCGCAGGCGCTTGCTGCGCCTTTCGGTATTGAGGTGGTGAACAGCGGTGCGCCGTCAGGTGTTATTCCTGATGTTCAGCCTGATCACGGTGAAACGGTGATTGAGGTAATCAACAAAATACTCGGTCAGCAGCAGGCACTGGCTTACGACGACCCGCACGGCAGGCTGGTGATTGGCGGTATTGGCTCAACGCGGGCACATACCGCGCTGGTACTTGGGGAAAACATCCTTTCCTGCGATACGGAGAAGAGTATCCGGGAGCGATTTTCTGTTTACCAGGTGGCGGGGCAGCGTGCCGGAAACGACGATGATTTCGGTGAGGCCACCACCACCGCGCTGCGGGCCCGCACAGAGGACGCATTTATTGCCCGTTACCGTCCGATGTATATCAGGCAGACAGGGCAGGCTACGGGGGCAGGTTGTATTGCCCGTGCGGACTTTGAAGCCCGACAACGGGCGGCGCGGACGGATGAAACCACCTATGTGGTGCAGGGCTGGCGACAGGGTAACGGTACGCTGTGGCAGCCCAACCAGCGGGTGATTGTCTTTGATCCGGTCTGTGGTTTCGACAATACCGAACTGCTTGTTTCGGAAGTCACGTTTACTCAGGACCAGAACGGCACCCTGACGGAAATCCGTGTCGGCCCGCCTGATGCTTATCTGCCTGAACCCGAAGCCCCCGGCGCGCGGAAAAAGAAAAAAGCCAGAGTACAGGAGGACCCGTTCTGATGAGGACGATTGAAGCCATGCAGCGACAACTCCTCGGCCTGATTGGGCGGGCCGTGGTGAAAAGCATCAGTGCCGCCACGAAATGTCAGACCGTGGATGTGTCCCTGATTGCCGGTGAACCCAAAGCCGGGGTTGAACACCTTGAACCCTACGGTTTTACCGCAAGGGCAAACAGCGGTGCGGAAGCGGTGGTGTTGTTTCCGGATGGCGACCGTTCTCATGCGGTGGTTGTTACGGTGTCGGACCGTCGCTACCGCCTGAAAGGGCTGCAGACGGGCGAGGTGGCTGTCTATGACGATCAGGGGCAGTCCGTGACGCTGACCCGGGAGGGGATCGTGGTGGACGGTGCAGGTAAAACGATCACGTTTCGCAATGCACCTGAAGCACGTTTTGAAATGGACCTGGAAGTGACCGGACAGGTGAAAGACCTGTGCGACTCCGGCGGCACCACCATGTCAGCGATGCGGCTTGCCTATAACGGGCATCGTCACAGAGAGAACGGTCAGGGCAGTAACACCGACAAACCGGATAAAGCGATGGAGGCATGATGGAACTGTGGCTGACGGTGAACGGTAAACGCACCTGCGCCAGCGCACCGCTGGATCCGCTGACCCGCGCCGTGGTGATTTCCCTGTTTACCTGGCGGCGGGCGGAGCCTGATGACAACGCCGACGTCCCGATGGGATGGTGGGGGGATACCTGGCCTGCGGTACAGAATGACCGTTACGGCTCCCGACTGTGGCTGCTTCAGCGCAGCAAACTGACCAATCAGCTGGTGCAGACGGTAAGGGGGTATATCCGCGAATGCCTGCAATGGATGATTGATGATGGCGTGGTGTCCCGTATTGATCTGGATATCCGCCGCACCGGGATTAATGAACTGGGTAACAGTATCACTCTCTGGCGTCGTGACGGACCGGTAATGATTTCTTTTGATGATCTGTGGAGTGCGATAACGCATGGCGGACAGTGAATTTCAGCGCCCGACGCTGGCAGAAAATATCAGTATGCTCCGTAACGATTTATTCGCCAGGCTGGACGTCAGCGACACGCTCCGGCGCATGGATGAAGACGTGCGGGCAAAGGTGTATGCGGCGGCGCTGCATACGGTTTACGGTTACATCGATTATCTGGCAATGAACATGCTGCCTGACCTGTGCGATGAGTCCTGGCTGGCGCGACATGCTGCGATGAAACGGTGTCCGCGCAAGGGGGCCACGGCTGCCAGCGGGTATATGCGCTGGGAAGGTGTCAGCGATGGCCTGAAGGTGACCGCCGGGAGTGTTATTCAGCGCGATGACCTGGTGCAGTACACGGCAACTGCCGATGCAACCAGCTCCGGTGGTGTCCTGCGCGTGCCGATCGCCTGCTCAAGTGCAGGCGCGGTCGGTAACGCTGACGACGGTACGTCATTAATCCTGGTCACGCCGGTGAATGGTCTGCCGTCTTCCGGCGTGGCAGATACACTGACAGGTGGATTTGATACTGAAGAGCTGGAAATGTGGCGCGCCCGCGTCATTGAGCGGTATTACTGGACGCCTCAGGGCGGGGCTGACGGGGACTATGTCGTCTGGGCTAAAGAAGTTCCCGGCATTACCCGCGCATGGACATACCGACACTGGATGGGAACGGGGACTGTCGGTGTGATGATTGCCAGCAGCGACCTGATTAATCCCATTCCGGAAGAATCAACGGAAACGGCGGCAAGGCTGCATATCGAGCCACTGGCCCCGGTGGCAGGCTCTGATTTGTATGTGTTCAGGCCGGTGGCGCATACGGTGGATTTTCATATCCGTGTGACGCCGGATACACCGGAAATACGGGCTGCCATCACCGCGGAGTTGCGTTCGTTCCTGCTGCGTGATGGTTATCCGCAGGGAGAACTGAAGGTGTCGCGTATCAGTGAAGCGATTTCCGGTGCGAACGGGGAATACAGCCATCAGTTGCTTGCACCGGCGGAAAATATCTCCATTGCAAAAAATGAACTGGCGGTTCTGGGGACGATTTCATGGACGTGACAAACGATGATTACATCCGTCTGTTGTCGGCACTGCTGCCGCCCGGTCCGGCGTGGTCAGCCAGCGATCCGGCGATTGCCGGTGCGGCACCGTCATTAACCCGCGTTCATCAGCGTGCGGATGCCCTGATGCGGGAGCTGGATCCGCGCACCACCACCGAACTGATAAATCGCTGGGAGCGTCTGTGCGGCCTGCCGGATGAATGTATTCCCGCAGGAACACAGACCCTTCGCCAGCGTCAGCAACGACTGGATGCGAAGGTTAACCTGGCGGGCGGCATCAACGAGGATTTTTATCTTGCACAGCTTGCTGCCCTGGGCAGACCAGATGCCACCATCACGCGATACGACAAAAGCACGTTCACCTGCTCATCGGCCTGTACTGACGCTGTGAACGCGCCTGAATGGCGGTATTACTGGCAGATCAACATGCCAGCCGCCACCAACACCACCTGGATGACATGTGGCGATCCCTGTGATTCCGCACTGCGTATCTGGGGGGACACCGTTGTCGAGTGCGTGCTTAACAAACTCTGCCCGTCGCATACCTACGTAATTTTTAAATATCCGGAGTAATCCATGCATCGTATAGACACGAAAACCGCGCAGAAGGATAAGTTCGGCGCGGGTAAAAACGGTTTTACCCGTGGTAACCCCCAGACTGGCACACCTGCCACCGATCTGGATGATGACTACTTTGATATGTTGCAGGAAGAACTCTGCAGCGTGGTGGAGGCATCCGGTGCCAGCCTGGAGAAGGAGCGGCACGACCAGCTGCTTACCGCGCTTCGTGCTCTGCTGTTAAGCCGCAAAAATCCATTTGGCGATATCAAATCGGATGGCACGGTGAAAACAGCTCTCGAAAACCTTGGTTTGGGAGAAGGTTCTGCGTTGCCTGTTGGCGTACCAGTTCCTTGGCCTTCACCTACGCCGCCGACAGGCTGGCTGAAATGCAACGGGGCTGCTTTTTCGGCTGAAGAATACCCGGAACTGGCAAAGGCTTACCCGACAAATAAATTGCCTGATTTACGCGGTGAATTTATTCGTGGCTGGGATGACGGACGTGGAGTGGATGCCGGG